TTTACATACTGAACACCAACAAACACACCATAAGTGTAGTTAGCAGGGGTAGTTGTAGAGTCGTCTGTAACGCCTGATTTTTCAATTGTGCCACCATCGACTACAGCTACGATATCCCCGTTAAAAATCGCAGTGTTATAAGTACTTGCGATTGGCAATTGACGGGTTGCACCAGCGTAGGGTTTGCCATCTACGCTGTTGATCGGAACTAAGCCGGATGGAGCTGAAACGCTTGGATAAGCCATTTTTATACTCCTAAATTAAAATTAACCTTTACCAAAGCTCGTCGTGGATTTTCCTTCATTAAAAAGGGGCATCCGTGGGTCACTTTGGCGCATAAGAGTGTTGTCTACAGCCACCATCTGATTTTCTGCTTGCTTTTGGTAATGTGAATTACGTTGCTCAACAAATTCTTCAGGGGTTTTGCATAACAACAAACCGCCAATCTCAATATTGTCTTTATATCGACTATTGGGATCAACTAGCAGTTGAAACTTAGGTTGTTCTTCAATTCGCACTGGCTCCCAACCTTCCCTCAGTTTTGCTGAGAGATTACGGGGGTCCGATTGATTTAAAGTAGATACCCTAATCCATCTGTACGCATAACCAGCCTGCTTGTCGGGCTCAGGTAAAAGCTCAGGAGGCGCCCACTGCTTGGGACGTTCTGAAAGTTCACGGTTATCGGTACTTCTATCTAATCTATTTGTAGCCATGTCAGGCCTCCAATTTCATAAGTTCACGGACATACTGCTCAGGGGTAAGACCAAGTTTCTTAGCGATCGCAACTTGCGACTGCTTTAGCCTAATCTTTTTCGGTGCGGTCGACCGAGTTGCCGGAGCTACAACCGTTGCTGGCTTAGCTTTTGGCGTGTCTGCCTTTGGCGCTGCCTCTTCTACATCTTCTGGCGGCTCAATGTCTTCATCAAAGCTTTCAGGGAACCGTTTGCGCATTGTTTTGTCTAACGTTGCGTAATATTCTTCAGAACCAATCTGCATTCCTTGGCGTTTTAGCTTCTCATGGAGTCCCAGAGCCGCTGCCGTCATCTCTTCGTCCTGTCCGAACCAAGTATTACGGTTTTGCCAATCCACCAACTTTCTGTCTTGTTGGGGTGCATTTTGATACTGTTGACTCGTTTGTACATCAAATCTATCTTCTTGTAAAGGGGGAAGTTTAAAGTTTTTTGCACTTTCGAGTTGAAGTTGAGCTTTTGTTAACGCTTCTTGCGCTTCAATCATCTTTTCTGAGTCACCTGCATCATAAGCTTCTCGATAGGCTTTCTTAGCCATTTCGTACTGAACCTCTGATGTGGTGGTAACGGCGGCTTTGTACTCTGCTTCACCCTTGGTAAGCATTTCCTTTATTCGCTTGTTCTCCTCCATCAAGCGCTGAGCAGCATCAATAGCTGCGTGTTGCTCTCGTTGGGCAAGATCTGCACGACGACGCTCATCGTTCCAGACACGCTTCATCTTAATAAGCTTGTCCTTCGCTTCTTTACTGTACTTATCTAAGTCATCAACCTCAACCTCTAGTTTCTTGACTTGTTCTGGATCAGCAGGTTTTCTGCCTTGATCCTCTATAGGGGTATCGTCTTCAATCTCAATCTCAAGATCATCTGATGAGCCTGCTTCTAAGGGTTTACCCTTATCTTCGTCCGTGTCTACGGGTTTACCCTGATCTTCTACTTCATCAGGGAATTTATATACTTCTTTTTCCATTTCAGCCATGTCCAGCCTCCTTAGATAAATTTACGTTTGATGCCCCGTGGATCTTGAACTACAGCTTCCACAGAATCATCATTAATCAAACGGAACTCTCGGTCATGAATGACCAATCTAGTCCCTGCATTAGGTCTAACCAGAATAAAGTCGCCCTCTTTACACCATGCTCCATTTGGGAAACGCTCCGGATCTTTATAACAATCCGAACCCATTTTTACTACAAATAACACTGTAGATAAGATTTCATCGTGCCTACGAGTTTCATCGGACTTAAGAATCCCACTTTCAAAGGCTTCTTCCGCTTCTGGTATTGCACACAATATACGGTAGCCTTTAGGTTCAGGCAATTGTCGTGCCCGTTCTTCGGCTTCTTTATTTAATACTGCTGTTAAATCTATTGCTTGTGAGAAATTTAAGTTACTCATCGTCCGAGTTCTCCAATTTACGTTTTAGGTCTAATATTTCCTGCTTTGCAAAGAGCAGACCTTTTATCTCCCCACAAACTCTTTGGTATTCGGGATAGTCTTTAGCTTGTCCGCTGCCTATCCAATCTCGTTTACCTTTTATCTCTTTGTCTAGCATGTCCACTAGAACATCAGAAGCATCCATTAATTTCCTTTCTTATTAGGTTTCATAACGTCTAACACTTCCTTCATTACCAACTTCTCACGGTTATCCCGCATCTCTGCGGCTACTTTTAGCATTTCATTTTTAGTTTTATCAGACGCATCTTTAGCTTGCGCCTGGATTCTTTGCTCTTCAATAGTAAGCTGCTTACCTTTTAGCATCGCATCAATCTGATCTTTCTGTGCCTTGCGTTGCTGATCTGCTTCCTTGATAGCCACTTCACGTTGTTGTAGCTGTAGCATCGGATCTTGAGCTTGCTGGGCAGCTTGCTGTTGTGCAGCTTGCGCTTGGTTCTGTTGTAGAACTTGCTGGGCTGCTTGTGCAAGTAGTGGTGCCAACTTAGCTTCAAGCACTGGGTCCATCTCAACTTCTTCCCCTGCCTCATCGTATTGAGGTGGTAAAGATATACCAAGACGTTGCTCAATCTCAAGTCTGTACTGCATACCCAAGTGTTCAGCAATATGCGCCTGCATGGCAGCCTGCATCTGTGGAGCCTGTGGATTACCCTGTAGCATCTGCATAATCATCGGATCCTGCATAGGAGACATATGCACTTGAATGTGTGCTTTGTGATTCTGATATGAAAACGCTTTAGCTGGTTTTAACATCAAGATGTCTTGGTTCTCTGTAACTGGATCTTTAGGCTTCATATCCTCTGGTAGAGGTACAAGCTTATGGGCATCCTTAATACTGAGCACGTCTAACATCTGACGATACAACAGGGGCATATTAAATAAGTTCGGTGACTGTGCTGCAAGCTGCATTACTGCTTGGTATTGAACAATCTTTTGTGCCATTGTTGAAGCGTTAGGATCGCTAACAGGGATGACGTCCACATCATCGTAGTCAGACTTCTTAGCAAATCTGGACCCTTCATCTGGCTCATAGTTGTACTCCTCTGGTGTGTATTCAGCAATAATCTTTTTAAGTAGCTTCAACTCTTGCTTCAAGCTATAGTGCACACGAGCCTGTACTGCACTCATCACCTTCAAGGTGCGCTCTAAAATAGCCAGCGTCGTACCAACAGGTGCTTGACTAGACATATCACTAATCTGTAGATCAGCAGTATTTGCAAAGCGACGACCTTCTTCAACAATCTGATTGAGCAATGACATCAATACCTGGCTTGGCTCCTTATACGGGAGCGGCATAATGTTGTCACGCATCGTACCGCTTGGTACATCTACGTCTCTAAACTCACCTGGGGCAATCGGGGTGTCGTCTCCCTTAACTCGCAGACCTCTGGTTTTAAAGCCGCCTGGCAGATTCGATAATGTGCCTGCATCCACAAGCTGTCGGATAAGAGAAGTACCAGACTTAGCATAAGCGCCGATAAGGTGAATAAGGCCAAAGTAATAAAAGCCAAATCCCGGAATATACCCATAATGGACAAAATGCTGACGCTTTTGACAAGTCTCATCATTCGGGTCCCAATTACGTCTAATTGAAAGAACATTCTGCGTACCTTTCTCGATAGTGACTACGTAAGGTAGTGCAATACCGGTGGGTTTACCGTCTTCATCCTCATGCTCGTACCCTTCTAAATCTAGGTTAACGTGCATCTCAAGGAGTTTATAACGGTCGTCAGTTGTTGCTTTGAAGCCCATCTTCTCAGCAATTTTCTTCTCTACTTCATCTAATGAAGAGTTCGGCTCACCTAAGTCAATATCACGATAAAAACCGGATACTTGTAACTTGCGGATCTCATTCTCGTTCTTGCGCATTACATGTGTAACACGTTCAGCAGAAGCTAAATCTGACGCACCATAAGGCACAACCATATCTTCTGCTGGCACAAACATAGCTACTTGACGCTCTAGGTTCGGATCGTAATACACTTTCTTAAACGCATTACCAGCAAGACCTAAACCCCAGAGCATACGCTCAGTCTCGGGACGATACTCAGGCATCATTTCTGTGAGCTGATAATTCATATCCTCACGTACACGCTCAGACGCAGCTTTCTTCTCGGGTGTCTCTTTACCAATGACTAATGTTTTTACAGGGCCTGATGCGGGGAAGATAGACATCATTGTTTCTGCTTGGAACTTCACGAGTGCTTCGGAGAGCATCGGATGATAAACACCACAGGCGCCTTCCCATGGCTCACTACGCTCCTCGATCTTAAGACCAAGTAACTCTAGCCCGTCTACATAAGTTTGTATCCAGTCTTTACGTGCACCAATATCTGAATCAAAGTCACCAATTAAGTCACTACAAAGTTCTGTCAGAGTACTTTCATTTACATGCTCTGCTAAATTAATATTGAAGTCATCCTCAGACTCTTCCTCTGGCTCAATCTGTATCTCTAAACCATCTATACCAATAGTGACTGACTCAGGATCTTCAATCTCGATCTCTATCGGACTCTCCATCGCAGCAGCTTCTTCAATACCTACT